CCACAGCCTTCACTGGTTCAATGGCAATATCAACCCACAATTCGTTGCGGTCAATACGAGCTGGTGTGTTATTGCTCAAGTCGCAAACAACCAAGTAGTCATAGATAGCACGTTTGGCAATCAAATCAACCATCAAGCTGTTGCAGGTGTTGGTGATTTCATTACGTGTGATCTGATCGTTAGGTTCAAACAGATACAACTTACCAATTTCTTCCAGGCGTCCACGCAAGAACGCAACCAAGCGTGCAACGTTGATACGATCCAGTGCTGTGGTAGTTGTGGTTGATGTTTTGTTACCAAAGTTGGTAATACCCACACCTGGAATGAATGTAATTGGGTTGACATTCAAACTGTACAGTACATCACGCAAGCCTTGGTTCACACCAATTGGTTGGAACTCACCTGTAGCAGCATCAATGTAACCAATTTGTGTGGCATTGTCTACCACACCACGACGTGTACCGGCTGGTGCCAACCATGGATAACTCACTTCGTCACTGCGGATGATTGTTCTAACCATCATGTGACTTGGTGCTGTTACCACAGTATTACCACTCAAGTCTGTGGTTGTACAGCTTGGGTAGAAAGTAGCGCAGTAGTTACTGGTACTAGATTGCCCGTCACCGGCTATAGTACCCAGTCCGTTGTTGTTGGTAGCCCAAGTTGTGATGTCAGTGCCTGTGGCTGGCAAACGCATTGGAGTGTCGCCTACCACAAACAATGTGTTGTTGCGCTCATTGCTGAGTGCAATCATGTTGGGGATCAACTCTGGATAGCCAGGTGTTGCAATCAGTGTGTACTGGGCAGTATCTTCTCTAGCGCCTGGGCTAGTATCAACACCAGCTTTCAGTGCCTCCACAATCATTTGACGTTGTGCCAAGCGACCAGCATACATGCTGCCGTCTTGCTTGTTGCCCGATGCGGTGAGCCAGGTACTGGTCACTGCTGGTAGTGTGTCATCAGGGTAAGAAGTAGCATTAAAGTAATCATTTTGATAGCTCTTGACATTGTAACCTGAACGGCGTGTGTTCCACAACAACATACCTTGTGGATATAGTGCAGGATCTGGAGCATCTAAATCCAAGTAATTGCTGGTCAGCAAACTCACAATGGTCGGAATTGGGTCTGAAACAGGATTTGTTGTACCATTTGGCGCCCAACGAGCATCAGCAAACAACACACCATTCTGTGTGACCTGATCAGTGGTGTTAACAGACACCCATTGATCTACTCCACTTACAAGTTCCCAACGATACAACTTGGGATAGTTTTCCAAGTCGCTGGTGTCAACCCACAAGTCTCCATACACCAATGCACTTTGAGCCACATTATTTTGTGTAGTAGGTGCTGTGGCAGCGCAAATTGGACCCGATGCATTGGTTGCACTGAGGTCATATCCACGCACATCATTAGAAACGTTTTGATAACCCAACCAAAGACCATTGTTCTGAATCATGATATCAACTTGTGTGGCAGTTGAATAATACCACAGTCTGCCATCAGCAGGATCTTGATAAGGTGCTGTGGCACTGGAGGTGTACTCAAACTCAGATGCTGTACAAAAATTGCTCAAAATCAACGTGGTTGGTATGGCTACTGCTGGTCGGCAAAGAGTAGTGCTACTGGTAAATCCAGCAGTAGTAATAGGAGTACCTTGTCCTGCCACTGGAGCCAAGGTCATAATACCACCTTGACTGTGAGTGAACACAATGTTTCCTGCGCTGTTTACACTTGCTGAAACATACGGCACATTGGCTGCACTAACAGCAGTGATAAAACTAGAAATACTAGTTCCAGTTAGTGTTACTGTGGCAGTATTTGCACTTGTTGATCCTGGAATAGAACCTTGTAATACAAACTGATTTCCAGCAACAAACAAACTGTCACCATTTACTCCAGGAGTAGTGTCCCCTGTGACTATAGTTTGGCCAAATACAACCTGTTCGTAAATTTCAAATCCAAACGAATTAAGTGGTGTTGTTTCGCCGGCATTAGCACCAGATTGTGCCCATAATGTTCCAACTGGAATATTTTTGCCGCCGCCTGCGGGATCTAATGTATAAATTGCATTAGTGCCTGTGGTGAATATAGGGCAACTTTGTAGGACCCATTCTCCTAATGCGGCACTGTATTTTTTTACTTGCAGTGCAACACCATTGTTTGCTGCGCTGATATTGTTCCACATTGATCCTGTTGGTCTTGGTGTGGTGTCTGTGGTTCTCCAACGCGGTGCTTGATAACTATATCCAGTAACAAAAACTGGAGCAAAGTATTCAATTGCTGAAATACCAAGAGCAGTACACAACGCAGTGCCACTGGCATTGGGAATAATACTGACAATACCACCATTGGCAGTACTGCCGTCATTGGTTGCTGTGTCATCTGCGTAGATAGTAAATTTACCGCTAACTGCGGCTGCGGTCACCCCTGTAATGGCTGCTGAATTCACCGCAGCCACAAATCCTGCCAAGTCGTTGTTGGGTGCAATAGGCACAGCAACCGACGTGCCGTTGATGAAAATGCTTTGTCCTGCTGTGAGTGTGGGATTGGTTACATTGCCTTGAATTGTGGGCCAAGATGCTTGCCAAGCTGCGTCACCAACTGCTACCCAGGTATTACTGGCATTTTTGTACCAACCAACGTTGCGTAGATCATAGCTGTTGTTAGCACCATATGCTACCACGGCGTAATCACCAATGCTGCCTATGGTAGAGACAGGAGTATAAATGTCAAAACCAGTTGTGCCGCTGACAGATGCTGTGACATCAGCTGCATCAGTAATTACCAATGGGGTGATCACAGTAAATTCACTAGTGCTTTGATTCCACTCTTGCATGCCCCATACTGAAGTCGAAGTATCCAACCAATAGGCGCCATCATTTGGCGTTCCAGTTGGACGAGTCAAGCTGGCAGTAAGGTCAGTTAAATCCACATCCACACGCTGAACATAAGCGCGGTTTGAAATGCCCAATGAACTGTAAGCAGCCAACAAACCGTATTCATTGAGTTCGTAACCATTGATAGGTGTACCAGTGGTTGTGTTATAGAAGAATGGCACACCAAAAGTGGCTGTCAAATCACGCTGACTGGTGATTAAATATGTTTTGTTAACGTTAGCTGCGGTGGTACCAGCTGCTACTCCAACGCCAGAGCCAGAAACTTTGTTCTGCGCTGTGGCAATCAAGAAGTATGGTACTGTGTTGACTGCTGATGGAATATATTGACTTTCGTCAATTACTGTTACTTGTACGCCGGGTGATATGAGAGCCATGGTTGAATCCTTTTCAAGTTCTAATATTTATAGAGACCTTGAAAAAAACAGCCGTTTTGAATACCTTTGGCAAAGGTCCATGCCGCTAAATACCGTATGAGACCCATTTGTCAAGCCTGTCACCAGCGACCTTGTGCTGTGAACTACAAACGTGATGACATCACACACTATCGATCAAGGTGTGAGACTTGTGCTAGGAAGGGACGTGGACTAAAACCTAGAGAGCCACGCTGGAAATCAGCTGGCTATAAGAAAAAGATGAGTTGCGATCGCTGTGGATTCAAAGCCAAATACGCTGGTCAGATCTTTGTGTATCACGTGGATGGCAACTTGAACAATGCCGCACTTAAGAATCTCAAATCAGTTTGTAGAAACTGTGAAGTAGAGCTGTCTAAGAGCGATCTTGCGTGGCGGCAGGGCGATCTTGAACCAGACTCTTGACCTGCTGATACAAGTCATCCAAGGTACCGTTGTTGTCTAACACAGCGTCAAATTCAGTGCCCACCCATGCAGTTTCTGATGCATGAATCCCCAGCTTTTCTAGTTTTCGATGACTTAGTGCCCAAGTTGAATTGCCATTAGCGCCACGATTCACACTCACAGCTGAATTATACCATGTAGGCTCTGGTCCACGTATAACTCTAATCACACGCCCACCAGCATTTTTAATAGCTAGAATTTCGTTGGGAAAACGGCAATCTGAAATCACAACATCATCTTGGCTGTGACGCAGTTTGTTTTCTAAACTGGCAATCCAGATATCATCGTGAAATCCTGCTCTACACACTTCGGTGCCCCAGTACTGCAAGATCCAACGTGGCGTTAGGGTGGGCATGCCCAGGCGTTCTGCCCACCATGGATCCACACGCTCACGCCATTCACGAGCTTGTTTTGTGCGCCCTTCCAGCATGGTTCGGTCCCAACCAAACACTTGTGCCACAGCATCTTTTAGTGTTGAAGCAAAACTTTCTCTGCGAAAGTGGTGTAAATTTACAAGGTAGTCAGCAATAGTGTCTTTGCCAGACCCAATGAATCCACAGATGCCAATGATCATTTTAACTCCCGAACGTTGAGATATTTAAGTGTATTTTGTAGCATGCCAATTTGTCTGCGACAGTCTTCTAGTGCATGGTGTGTGGTAGGAGGCATGGGTTGTTCAGGCCATAACGAGAACACTGTGCGGCTATCACGTACCATATAGTATTGCCAGGGCAGGGGTTTGTTGTAACTCTTGTAGGCATGCTCTAGGATGTTCATGTCGTATGTTGGACCTTGTGCCCACACACGTTTGGCATGCCAAATCAGCCGGCCCAGGCCATCCAATGCTTGATCTAAGGGTATACGGTCTTCTTCGGAGAATGCTTCGTCACGCACCACAGCAGGTTGTGTGGCCCACCATTCTATAGTGCCTTGCTGTATGCTACGAGTTTCTTGGCTTTCCAAGGTAACTCTGGCATAGAATGATTGCTCATAATGGCCCGTGCCAAACGGATCAAATGCTTGGGCAGCAATGGTAAGAATAGTAGTGTCGGGGCCTGTTCCCAAGCCTTCAAGGTCAATCATCAAGTCCATTTGATGATTATAACAGATTTATGACTGTGTGTCTAGTGTGTGTTAACCAATTACCCAAGTAAGAGGTTGCGAACCATCCACATACATTTTGAGTTGCTCAAGTAGTCCATCCATTTGGGTTTGAGCTTCGGCTTTCATGGCAGCGCCATTTAGACTACCACCGCCCTGCGGTCCGGCGATAGTGCCAAACTTTTCACGTGCTTCACCAATGATCATTTTACAGTTGGCCACCATGTAGTCACGGATCCATTGTGATATTTGATAGTCACTCAGCAAGTTGATTTCAGGTTTTAGATTGTACGTCCAAATCAACACAGCTTCACCGGTGTTTTTAGGATCACGCATGAGTTGTAATTTTTTAGTAACCTGATTGAATGTGTAATTAAAAAAGCCGCCAAACATCTTGGCAGCCAACTCAACGTATTGACTGTAAAAGTCGTAGGTAGCAAGGCCGCCTGCCACGTTAAAGTTCATCAAGTAAACATTTAATGATGCTTGTGCAAACGGATCAAAATTTGACGCAAAGGGTCCGCTAGAATCACCAAAAGTTCTGCGAAAGCACTGGCGCACACTCACAACTTCTTGGGGTAGTGTGTAGATGTTTTCGTCTTTGACTAGTGTGAAAAAACTATAACTTTCTTCATACGCATTGTTGGCTCGTTGACGGTAGGTGCCAATTGTTTTGGCATACGCGGCTTCGTAGTGTGCTGGATCCAATTCTAAATCAATGATTTGACTGCCCAGTTGAAGCTGTACATATTCAATGAGATTTTGTTTGAGCTGAGATAGTGTGTCTTGCTGTTCTGCCATAGGAACTCCAGTGCTATATTTATAGCTTGATGCTGCCTTTGCGTACCGGAGCAATCATTATATTTTTTCTATGTGTAGGACAAAACTTACACTGAGCAATAGGGTTGTTTAGACTTTCTAAAAACTCATCTTTATATTCAGCAAAATTATCCACTGTAAGCGGCTGGTAGGAGTTTAGTAGTTCTCGGTCGCTATCAGAAATATCAAATTTATGTTGAAGATCAAACTCAGGCAAGAGTGCCGCAGGGCCGCATTTGTACAGTTTGCCACGTATAAAATGATAGCTTTTAAATTTTACAAAAGTGCATGCGTCATGTGCTATTGCAGGGTCATTGTTGAATAATGCATAACGCCCTTCTGGGTTAACTTGCACTGTAGATGTATCAAAACTGTTTTGAAAATAAACATTTATAAACACACCATTGCGGTCTGAATATTGATAGTCAGCGTTCCACAAATCAGGACGGTGCGTGTTTTGTTTTACAGGACCTTCCAAAAATTCATGTATGTCTGCTTGTAATTGCTCCAAGTCTGCTAAATTGTGCAAACTTATGGCAATACTGTTCTTGTTTCCGTTCCGTGGTTTGGCATGTGCAATAGCGTCATACAGGCCCCGTACTTGGGTAAGTCGGGTGCCATTTGTTAGCACTTGCACTTCAATCCCAAATGCATCGTTAAGGCCGTGTATCCATTCTACGATTGTGGGATTGAGCAAAGGCTCACCGCCCATTATGGTGATGGCCTTTAGATCAATTAACTCTGCCCACTGCTTGTATTGTTCAGCATGATCGCTCCATCGTTGCCAGCCCTTGAAATCAAAATTATTAAATCTATTACATTGTTCGCAAGTTAGATTGCAAACGTTGGTAATGTAAACTTCAATTTTGTTAAAAACAGTGCGGGCATTGTTAGGCGTCATTGCTCCTATTTACCAACTCTTTAGTATGATCAAGTTTTCTGTGCCACGGGCATTCCATGCAGTTTCTGTGGCTTTGATGTCCTTGAACGCTTTGCGGGCGGCTGGTTTGCCTGCACCTGTAATGCCTTTCAGCTGTTCTGCTGGCTTGCGCAGAGTCTTTTGTACTGTATCCACAGTTGAGTAGCCAATGATTGAGTTGTTCTTTACAGTGAATGACTGTGTGTGGCTGTCTGCCACAAGGTGGATGAGCTTGCGTTTTTTGCTGTCATACAACCAGGCTTCTGTTTTGTCCACAAGACTTGCGGCTGGCAATGATTTGAGTTTGAGTTCTGCAAACTCTACCTGCATCTTAAACTTGGCGGCCCGCTTCTCCGGCGGCACTGCTTTGACCTTGCGCGGCTTGCGTTCCACTTTCTTGATCTGTACATAAGCACCGCAGTCGTTGACCACTGCTTCACAAAACTTGATCACATTACGCAATTGTATTTTGGAGAGATGACTGTAGCCTTCAACCAACTGGGGATCTTTGCCTTCTACCACATGCTCAAACTCTGTGAGCTTGCGTTTCCAATTGTCTGTAATTTGACTGATCATTTGCGGTGCAATGTTTAGGCCACGCATGATTGTGACAGGCTTGAAGTCTGCTGTCATTTTGGCACCACTCAGCAAGAACTCGTCAAACAAGCCTTCCAATTCGCCGTTGCACTCTGCTGTCTTTTCGCGCAGTCGGTCTTGGATGGTAATTCGTGGTGTGGTATCTTCCACCACTACTTCGGGCACAACTTCGTTTTGTTTGCTGTCCAGTATTTCTCGCAGTTGGTTTTCTAATTTGAGCTGTTCTGTATCTAACAGTTCCAATCCAACCATGCTCATGCGACACAGCCAGCCTGTGGTCAGTCGAATTGCCGAATCCGGAATGCCCTTGAGCAACCGTACATCTGCCTTACGGTCATGTGTTTCCAGATAGTTTACAATCATGTCCCGGGCATCTTTTTTGCCATAAAAATAATTGTACCAGGAGAATGCTTCACTCAATTTGGTTTTTCTGTATTCAGTGGGCTGGATTTGCCAGGTGGGCTCTGTGCCCAGAATGTTGGTGTCGGAACTGCGGGGGTTTAGCAGTTTGATTTTGAATGTGGTGCTCATGTGTGTCCTTACTTATGTTACAGGTAAATCTCGGCAGAGTTCAAACAATTGCGTGGCACGTTTGAGTTTAAAGTTTTTGTGGTTGTACATGTACTTTCTCTTGCGCTCTGCAATGTCCAGGGCCTCCATCAGACGCCATTTGGTGTCAAAGTCTGACTGCATCAAAATACGATTCATATCCACAATGTCCAGGCTGTACTCCACCCATTTTTCTGTGGCTTTTATTAGGTCATAGGGCACCACTGCTTTGGACTTGTTGGCAGTAGAGTACTTTGCAACAAAATTTGCTGCCTTTTGCATACGGGCTCCTGTAGTGAACAAGTGTGTATTATAGCAGATCGTGATTATTTGGTCAACTGGGCAGAAAGTAGTACTAAAGTAAGATCTGATTCCCTGCGGAAGGAGACCCAGAATGGGCGGTTGGCGCGGCCGTTGTTTTTGCCAAAGTAAGCATGCCAATCGTTGGTGGGCATGTAGCCTCGGCCTCCCAGTTTGGTCTTGCATATTTGTTCAAAAGATGTGCCTTCCCCCAGCCAACTATCACATCGCACAGCAATCACATGCCCGTGCTGTTTGTATTGGCGGAATCTGCGGTCCAGTTTAACTACTTTCATGCCCAAAGTATAACAGGTTGTGAATTATTGGTCAACCGGCCCATAAATATATGTTATGCCACGTCTAAGTTTATACCGCCCAAATCGCACAAGAGACTACCAATTTTTTGACCGCACCATCAGTGAAATGTACACTGTGGGCGGATTAGATATCTATGTTCACAAATATCTGGGCCCACAAACTGGGGGCGAGGACTCTGCGCTGTCGGGCAATGCTGATGCCACACAGCCCATTTATGATGAGCAAAGCCCCTTAAACATTCAAGACTTGCTGTTGCTGGAAAACAGAGACAGAGTGTATGCTCCAGATATCTATGTCATGCGCGGTGTGTATCGTGTGCAGGATGTGGACTTTGATCTAACACAATTTGGATTGTTTTTAAACTCAGATACCTTGTTTGTGACCTTTCACTACAACGATATGATAGATACGTTTGGTCGCAAACTCATGAACGGTGATGTTATTGAAGTGCCAAACCTGAAAGATTATAATCCCCTAAATGCTGCCTTGCCATTAGCCTTGCCCAGATACTATGTGATCCAGGATGCTAACTTTGCGTCAGAAGGTTTCAGTCAAACTTGGTTGCCGCACTTGTGGCGCATCAAGGCCACACCACTGACCAATGCACAAGAATACAACAGCATACTAGACAAGCCGTTTGTGTCTGAATACATTTGGGATCCGGGTGATTTCTATCCTGGCGGTAGCATTGTGAATTACGGTGATGTGTATTATCGAGCCACGAGAAATGTGCCTGCTGGCACAGAAATTACAGATACAACTTATTGGTCTGAGTATACTCCGCCCACAATCTCTGACATGCAAAGTACCCGACCCAAAGATCAACAGATCAATGACGACATACTTGCACAGGCCAATGTGGAAGTTCCACTCAGTGGGTACGATGTTGAAAAGTTCTATGTTGTGGCCACACTGGACGATGGCCAACCTGCCAATCCGACCAGCCTGAGCACAATTGACGGCACCACAGTGGATGGTACACAGGGTGGCATGAACATCACTCCACGAGCAGATGGTTATACAGCAGGCTATCTAACTGGTGATGGTTTTGCTCCTAACGGCTTGCCTGTGACTCCAGGTGTGAGCTTTCCAGCCAATGCTGTGAGTGGCGATTACTGTTTGAGACTGGACTACAAACCCAACAGACTGTTTCGCTACAACGGAAGATCATGGATCAAGATCGAGGAAAAAGTGCGAACACAACTAGACAATGCCGCAACCAATCAAACACAACGCTCAGGTTTTGTGAACAATACATACACTACCAATACCACGGACTTGGGTGCTGTACCACAGCGTCAGAGTTTGAGTCAAGCTCTCAAACCCAAGGCAGACAATGGTGACCAAGGCGGCTTCTTGCCACCTAACCCACCACCACCTTATTCAAGATAAACATGCAACAATTTTTTTACGACGCACAAATACGCAGGTTCCTACTGCAATTTACCAGAATCTTTTCAGGATTCCAAATTGAGTACGGCAACGAAACTGACGGCGTAAACAAAGCCACCCTGTTGCGTGTGCCTGTGCGCTATGGTGATTCCAGTCGCAATGCACAGACCATCATTCAAGAAAACTCTGCCAGTGCATTGCCATCAACTCCCTTAATGACTTTTTACATCAACAATCTTGAATACGATCGACCAAGAATACAAGATCCCACTTTTGTGGACAGATTCTCAGTGCGCCAACGCACATACGACACTGCTACAGAATCATACGACACCACACAAGGCAATGCATTTACCATTGAACGACTGATGCCTGTGCCGTACAAGTTGAGTGTAACACTGGACATTTGGACATCAAACACCAATCAGAAATTGCAATTATTTGAACAGATTTTGACCCTGTTTAATCCTTCGTTAGAACTACAAAGTACAGACAACTACATTGACTGGTCAAGTTTGAGTGTGATGTATTTGGATCAACTGAGTTGGAGTTCAAGAACTATTCCAATGGGCACAGAAAATCCCATTGATATTGCCAGCATCAAATTCTCCATGCCCATATGGATTTCATCTCCAGCCAAGATCAAGAAACTGGGTGTGGTGGAACGCATCATTGCCGGCATCTTTGACGCACAAGGTGACGCTGCTGATGCCATAACCAACAACGATCTGTTGCTGGGAACTCGTCCCATGTTCACACCGTGGGGTTACAAACTGGTTGTGATCAACAATCAGATTCAAGTGCTGCCGGCTCGTACTGTGGTGCCCAATGGTGCTTATGCGGACTTAGATCCCACTGCTATTGTGGCAGATTCGCCATTGTTATGGCCTGCTGTGATTTCAGCGTATGGCGTGTTGCGTCCGGGTATCAGTCAGATTAGATTGAATCGTCCTGTTGAATCGCCGCCAGACAGTGACAGTCCACCCATTATTGGCACCATTGTGATCAACCCTGATGATGATCGATTGGTCATATTCACTCCTGATGCAGACACAGCACCACAAAATACGCTGAATCCAATTGACGCTATCATTGATCCGCTGATCAGTGGTCCAGGAGACGGATTGCCGTCACCTGTTACAGGTGTGCGTTACTTGTTGACCGAAAGCACTGGCAACTATGACAATGTGGCCAACCCTACTGCTTGGGCAGGCACAGCAGGACAGCCGTTGGTGGCGTCAGCCAATGACATCATTGAGTGGGATGGCGCACGTTGGCGTGTGTCATTTGTGAGTGCGGGAGAAACTGCGGTGCAGTATGTGACCAACATAACTACTGGTACACAATATGAATGGACTGGAGCAGAATGGACCAAAAGTTATCAAGGGGAATACCCAGCAGGCACCTGGAGCCTAGTACTGTAAAAGCAGTGGGTGTATGGTTCCTGGCCCGTGACACTGGCCGTTATCTATATCTCTTAAGAAATGACGTCAAACATCCTGGCGCATGGGGATTACCTGGCGGCAAGGTAGAAGCAGGCGAAACGCTGTTGGGCGGAATGGAACGTGAATGCCAAGAGGAATTAGGCAGTTTTCCAGACTATCGTCGACTCATGCCACTAGAAAAATTCACATCAGCAGATGGTGTGTTTGAATATCACACCTGGGTTTGTGTGCTGGATCAAGAATTTCAGCCTGTGTTAAACGACGAACACATTGGCTATGCATGGATTGCTGTGGGCACATGGCCCAAGCCCATGCATCCTGGCTTGTGGAGCACACTAAACATTGATAGTGTTCAACAAAAACTGGCTGCTGTGGAACGAGTAGAGTTGGCCAGTTTGTGACTTATGCGTTTTCCAAAGCGGTTATACGAGCGGTTAGTTGGGTGATGAGTGCTTGTTGTTGTTCTAGTAAAGTTTGTAAACTAGAGACTTGGGGGTCAGTCTGATATACAGGGACGGGTGCTTCTAAAAAAGCAAGGTGATGGGCTACCAATTCGGGAATTTCAGTTTCACTGTTTGCACAAAAAACATTAAAGTTAATTTTTTCCCCCAAATGTTCCATTGAAATATTATATCCAAATGATTGGTCTTGAATCTTGTTGACAGTATATTCCATTTTTTTCCTTAAGCTGTATCCCTTGTTCGGACAAAGAAGAACCCAAATGTAGCAGTTCCACCATAATTATTAGTCCAAGTATACCCACCAATACCACTGTTATAAGCAAAAGATCCAGCTTGAGCAATGACGTTTGAAACTACAGTTACTGCTCCGCCACCGCAAAGGTACAATGTTATAGCTCCATTAAACCAATTATTCACTACTAGCATTCCTGACGCACTAGGAAAATCAACTGTGCCGCCGTTAGCAATACTGGTAGCTCCTCCAGTTACGTCAACTGTGTATTTACCAGGTGTTTGAGTAATTTTAAAGTTACCGTCATAAGTAAGGCGCATCCGCTCACCCCAGCCGCCGTTGTAGGTTTGGAAAGCAATATTGCCAGAAGCAGTTCTTGAGCCAATAACTCCTGTATTTTGGTTGGTCATTGAACCCAACCACAAGCCTGCCCCATTGCCTGAATCATCTTCAATTAGAGCAAAACCAAGTTTGGTGTTTGCGGTTCCTGCGCCTGTGCCAGATGCAATAACTTGAAGTTTCCCATCAGGAGCAGAACCCCCTGTTCTCCCAACTTGAAGCACCCCGTCGGAGCTGATTCGCATATTTTCGGTAAATCCACCTACCCCGGTTATTGCTGACCATGCGCCGAATGTAAGCGCAGTGCCAGATTTAACGCCTACTGCTGAGTTTGCGCTTGAATGACCGCTCCATACGCCAACAAATTTTGAGTTATCAGAGTTGCTGGCAAAAATGTTTGTACCAGTGCTTGTACTTGCTGATTGAATTAAAAACGCATATGACGCATCACTAAATTTACCAGTAGAAGGTGATGTAGTCCCAACACCCAAGTTACCGCCTTCATCAAGGTACATCATGGTTTGAGCATTTTGTCTTTCATAAAATCCAAGACCACCTGCTGACGCAGAATCAGCATAAATTTCCCAAGTGCCAGAGCCAGTTGTTGTTGAGCTAAGTCTTAATGCGGGTTTAAGTCCAGAAATCATCAAACCACCAGAGCCAGCGGTAAATGATGGCGAACTCGTCCCAATACCCAAATTTGTACCATCAAAAACCAGCGCAGTACCACTTGTTGCTACCTTGGAGTCATTGAGATATACCACACCATTGGCTGTGCCATAAGACAAAGTTTGATTAGATGTGAAAGTGGCATTGTTTGCACTGATGTTGCCGGCTGCTGATATCAACCCACCTGTTAAGATATTGCCGCCGGTTACGTTGCCAGTTACGCTGGCTGCACCACTTACGTTGGCACCATTGCTAACTACCCAGATGTTGCCGGTGCTGTTGTAGGTGATACTTGCATACTGTGCGCCAGCTGGGCCAACTTCAATACCACCTCCATTAGCAGCGGCGGCAGTGGCTGCATTGTTGGCCATGTTAATGGTCAAGTCATTTGTGGTAACGTTGTTGGAGTTGATATATGTTACATTACCAGTAACACTCAAATTACCTTGAATGAAAACTGCGCCACTTGATCCTGCAGAAGCAGGATCAATTGTGATTATACTATCAGTTGAGCTGATTGTGTTGCCGGTTAACGACAATGTACCAGCTGTTAATCCAGTAGTTGCAATTACGTTACCGCCAGCAATATTACCGGTTGCGGAGATCAATCCACCTGTTAGGATATTGCCACTGGTTGTGTTGGCTGTAACAGTTAAACTGCCTAATGTGCCAACACTTGTGATGTTTGTTTGTGCGGCTGTGGTCAATGTGCCCACAATGTTGGTACCTGACAAGTTGCCACCCAATACATTGCCAGTGGCACTAATCACGCCAGTGGCCAATACATTGCCACTGTTCACATTGTCACTCACGTTGATACTCACAAACGTATTGCTGACAGATGTGCTCACCGTCCATGCTGTGGCCGCACTGCTGTAAGTATAAGTTATACCATTAATGTTGGCTTGCTGACCATTAGTTGGTGATGTTGGAAATGCCATTATAATCTTCCTACTGCAATTTCAATTGTGCCAGATGCGCCAACAAAGTCTTCAACTGCTTTGCCAATCACTGTGCCCATGGCCGGTGTGGCACATGCCTGTGCATGACCATTACCTGCTGACACCATCATATCGCCTTTGCGTACAGGTCCGATCACCAGGGTTGGAACTCGGCCAGACAGTGCCACGGCTGCTGTGTGCGTGGATTCCAAAGTGGAATTCATCAAGTGAGCCGGATTTGTAGATACCACACCGGCTATTCTATTACTTCCGGATTCCACACTCAATGTTATTTCGCATGTGCCACCAAAATCTACCACTGTGCCTGGTGGATATTCGGCATCAGCGGAATACAATTCTGCCAAGTCAGCATATTTGGCTGTAGTTGATACACCACTAAAAGTAGCAGCATAAACAATACTACTATCTGAATCTAAGAAAATTCTTGAGACTCCAGCCGAAGCAACATACATTCCCCAACGATTTACTGGTACACCTGAACTACCGCCAACGTTGGCAGTTTGTCCTGAATATCCATAGCCTATGCCGTACATGTTATTGAGACTGGTGGCTAAAGGAACATAAGAGCCGCCAATAGAATAAATTGCTCCTGATGTACTAATTGTCTCAATGGAATTATAATTTCCATTGAGATATCCCGTTCCGGCTGCGGTACGAGTAATAGCCCCGCCTACACTGGTAACACCAGAAATTGTCACACTACTCAATGTACCAACTGATGTAATATTTGGTTGGGCTGCTGTGGTTACTGTACTAGCTGTGGTTGAGCTGCCTGCACTCGTTGCATAAGTTGCATTGGCCACAGTGCCTGACACATTGGCGCCTGGTATTGACGTTAATCCAGCACCTGATCCATTGAATTGACTACCAGTTACTGTGCCAGTTGCCGAAATCAATCCGGCTGTTCGTAAGTTACCACCAGTTATATTGCCGGTAGCTGATATAATACCACCAGTTAAGATGTTACCACCAGTTATGTTGGCTGTTACAGTAACGGTATTGGCAGAAATTACATTGGCACCAGTTAAGTTACCACCCGATCCTGCTCCTGTAATAATATTGCCGCCAGTGATGTTGCCACTAGCAGAAATCAATCCATTGACAAATACATTTGCATTTGAATAAACATTACCACTGCCATTGGGTGTGAAATTGATGTTGGCATTTGCCGCAGAAGTTTGTAGATCTAAATTGCCTGTGTTGTCAACGATGCCGCCACTGAGAACAAGATTGCCACCGGTTATGTTACCAGTTGCAGATATCAATCCGCCGGTTAAGATGTTGCCGCCAGTTATGTTAGCTGTAACTGATACAGTTGTGCCAGTATGTGTTGTGGCATTGACATTTGCACCACCCAAGATGTTACCGCCAGTGATGTTGCCAGTTGCAGATATCACACCACCTGTGAGTAAATTACCGCTAGTGGTATTGGCGGTGACTGTTAATGAACCTAATGTACCAAGTGCGGTAATGTTTGTTTGTGAGGCTGTGGTCAGTGTACCCACAATGCTAGTGCCTGATAAATTACCACCTGTGATGTTGCCAGTAGAACTTATTAGTCCACCTGTTAGGACGTTACCACCTGTTACGTTACCTGTTACTAATAAACTACCCAATGTACCAACCGAAGTCACTTGTGTTTGACTTGCATTTACACTAAACGTGGTGCCAGTAAGTGTAAGGCCAGTCCCAGCACTATATGTGCCAGATCCTGAAAACTGTGTAAATGTTATGTTATTGCCAGCGAATCCAATATTTGATACAGTAGAAGTTTGAATCCATCCGGTGTTGCCGTATGTGGCACCATTGGTAACAAACATAAAGTCGCCAGCTTCAACTTCGGGCACAGTGTTGTAATCACTTGCACGAGTAATTGCTGTGGCATTGCTCCAAACATACACACCATTGGTCACTGCATTGGCTTCATTCAGCACTAGAATTCTAGTGCCTGCTGTTTGCACATTCACTGTGTCAATCAAGTTGAATGTGCCGGTTGTGCTCAGTGTAGCACCAACGCCATTGGATCCTGGACCATTGTAATAGGTAATTGTTCCGCTAGTGATAGTGGCCAGCGTGGTTGGAGTAGCAGCCGTTACAGCATCATGTACATTAAGTCCGGTAACAAAATTATCAACATACAGTTTGTTTACAGCATCACCATCAGCTACCGGAGTAGGTACGTTGTTGATGTATTCGTTGTTGACATTGATGTTACCAGTTGCGCTGAGTGTTAGATCACCAGTAGATACTAGTGTTAATCCGGTGCCAACCACTTGGTTGGTGTTGACATTGCCACCTGTGATATTGCCTGTGGCATTAATCAACCCACCAGTTAGTAAATTACCACCTGTTACGTTTGCCGTTACTGATACAGTAGTACCTGTATGTGTAGTAGCATTAACATTGGCTCCACCCAATACGTTACCACCAGTGATATTACCAGTTGCGGATATCACACCACCAGCTAAAATATTGTCGCCGGTAATGTTGCCCGATACGCTGACTGTGTTGCCAGTAATAGACGGTGTGGCACCTTGTAAAACAGTATTTCCACCTGCAGGATTGGTAATAGTTACAGCCGTGGCATTAGCACTAATCTGAGCATTTCCCAAATATATTGTGCTGTTACTCAGCCACAAGTCTTTCCAACGCTGTGTTGATGTTCCCAAATCATATGTGACGTTGGCGCTGGGCAACACATTGCCTTTTATAGTCACTGCATCAGTGCTGACCACAGCTACGTTTGAAGTTCCGCCTACGCCTACAGAAATATTGCCGCCTGAACTCACAACAGTGACGTTTGATGTGCCGTTGTTGATGTTTGATACTGATGTGATCACACCAGTCAACAATGCACCATTACCAAAAATGTAATTACCAGTAATATTACCAGTGGCCGATACCAGACCCGCAGTTAGTAAATTACCACTTGATGTATTTCCACTAACAGTTAAACTGGCAAATGTAGTAGGAGGACTTTGATCAACCCAAGCGTTGCCAGTTCCGTCATTGACATAGAGATATAATTTATCTGCGTAAGAGTCGTACCAGTTGTCACCGGGTACTGCACCAGATGGTGCTGTGTTTGCTACTGTGGTCCATTTGTAAACTCGGACACCACTAGAAATAACATTACCACCAGTTATGTTGCCGCTTGCACTCAATTCACCTGTGATGTATCCACCAGTTGTGGAAAAAACAGCAACGTTTCCTGTGCCACCCACGCCAACTGTGACATTGCCCCCTGAACTAACAACTGTGACATTTGACGTGCCATTGTTTATATTTGACACTGATGTGATAACACCAGTTAGCAATGCGCCATTGCCAAAAATGTAACTGCCGGTTACATTCCCGCTTGCACTGACATAGCCACCTGAAAATAAATTACCTACTGATGCTTCGCCTGTGCTGAGAAACCCACTGTTGACATTACCAGTGGTGCTGACAGTGGCAGCGTATACCGTGCCGGTTCCTGATACTACGCCAGTACCAAACAAAACATTGTTAGCAGTTATATTGCCAGTGGTCGTGACTGGGCCAGTTAGGCTGACCAAATTGCCAGTGTAGGTTGGCAAGTAGTTGGCTACATCAGTATTGCTATAACTAACTGGCAGGCCAGTTAAGAATGCGCCGTTGCCAATAAAGTAGTTGGCAGTTGCAATATTACCAGCGATGCTGAATGCCTGCACAACGTTTAGCACGTTGGCAGATATTACATTGGCCTGAATTATGTTGGCAATGCTTAGAACACGAGTCCAGCTGGTATTAGCAGACGCATATTCGTATGCTACATTGTTTACAACGGCAATTTGCCCGTTAGTCGGCGACGTAGGAAAGCTCATTTAGCATCCTTATTGTTTGCCGATCACGACTTCAATTGTGCCCTCGCCGCCTGTAAAGTTTTCCAATGATTTACCAAGTATAGTACCCACAACTGGAACTGCATCCATGCATGCTCTTGCCCGTCCATTTCCATTTGATACCATTAAATCTCCTTTAGCGACTGGTCCTTCAACTTTTACAGGTACTCGACCAGTCAGTGCCACAGCAGCAATATACATGCCGCCGAGCCCTGCGTTCATCAAATACGCTGGGTTAGTTGATACCACTCCAGCAACTCGTTTGCTGGAATCTGTGGTACTTATTGTAACTTCCTCATCGCCTCCAAATTCAAGTACAGTACCTGGTTCGTATGCAGCATCTGCGCGATAGTTTTCTGCCAAGTCAGCATATTGTGCTGATGTGGCTTTGGCAAATACTGTGTTAAAATACACACTTGAGCTACCAATATTACCAATGCCGTTACCGTTAGCGTTTACAATGTTGCCGCCAGTGATTGTGCCAGTTGACACAGTCAAACTAGATCCTGTAATTGCAGCACCTGTGATTGCACCAGTTGCACTAATCAATCCACCTGTTCTCAAGTTACCAGCATCAACGTTACCAGTTACTGAAACTGTGGCACCTGTGTGTGTGGTAGCGTTAACGTTAGCACCACCTAGGATATTACCACCAGTAATGTTGCCAGCAGCAGAGATCAATCCACCTGTAAGTATATTTCCACCTGTGACGTTGCCAACAGCACTAATACCAAGACTGCTTACCCAAACGTTGCTTGTACTGTTATAAAGCCAAGTAATAAACGCACCACCAATTGGACCAACTTCGATACCACCACCATTGGCTGCGGCGCTGTTGATTGCATTGTTGGCATAGTTGACTGTTAAGTCGTTTGTGCTGACCACATTGGAGTTAATGGTAGTTGTTGTACCATTAACTTGCAAGTTACCGTTGATGATCACATGGCCTGTGTTGCCTATGTTGTACGGATCAATAGTAATTGTGTCACCTAAACTGCTGATCAAATCACCAGTAATAGTGATATTGCCTGTTCGAATATTACCACCAGTTACATTACCAGTTGCTGAAATTAATCCACCAGTTAGGATATTGCCACCTGTTGCATTGCCTGTAACTGTCAAACTGCCCAATGTACCAACTGCGGTAATATTTGTTTGGCTTGCTGTGGTCAGTGTACCTACAATATTAGTACCCGACAAGTTGCCACCGGTTACATTACCAGTTGCAGATATCAACCCGCCTGTTAAGATGTTACCACCTGTGATATTGCCTGTAGCACTCACTGTTGCACCAGTTATACCTGCAGTAGCACCAGCTAATACAGTTTCACCACCAGCTGGGTTTGTCAAAATTAGTGCTGTTGCGTTGGCACTCAATTGAGCATTACCAATGTAGATTGTGCTATTGGCCAGCCACAAATCATTCCAACGTTGTGTAGAACTACCCAAGTTGTATGTGATGTTGGCACTAGGCAATATATTGCCTTTCATGGTCAATGCACCTTCACTGAACACAGCAACGTTAGAATTCCCGTTGATGGTTATGTTGGCATTGCCATTGGCAGTTTGAATGTCAAATTGGCTCGTGCCATTTTGTACTCTATCTCCAATGATGTTGCCGCTGAGTGTGGCATTTCCTGTAACAGTCAAATTACCGTTAATGGTCACGTCAGTTGCACTAACAACCATCACATTGGATGTGCCACCAACTGACGTTACAACATTGCCACCTGAACTTACCACACGCACATTTGATGTGCCGTTTTGTATTGATGTAGCATCAATACCAGTCAGTTGACTGCCGTTACCAAAGTAATATTGAGCATACACGTTGGCAAATGTTTGACTGGCACTACCAATGTCGTATGTGGCGTTGGCATTGACCAACATGCTGCCAGAAATAGCAATGTTAGCAACCACACCAGCAGCAAACGCTGGACTTACAATGTCAACCCAATAGTTGGTTGTGCCATCATATGTGTATTCATACAAGATATCAGTGCTGGTATTGTACCATTGATCACCAATGCTTGGTCCTGGTGGAGGTGTTGTGGATGCGGTATAAGTGATACCAAATGTTCTTGGTGCACCGTTGGCATAGTAGAAGTTGTCGCTAAGGAAACCACCTGCTGCCGCATTGCCAGCAGTTGACACGTTGCCAGCAGTAATGTTACCACTTACGCTCAACAATCCAGTAATGTACTCGCCAGTTGTGGCAAATACAGCTACATTGCCAGTTCCGCCCACTCCAATTGAAACATTACCACCAGAGCTTACAACACGAACATTTGAAGTTCCATTTTGTATTGATGTGGCATCAATGCCAGTAAGTTGGCTACCGTTACCCAGGATGTAGTTGCCGGTGACATTGCCAGTTGCTGATACTTGGCCAGCAGTTAGAATGTTGCCGCCTGTGATGTTACCTGCGGCACTTGCAGTACCACCTGTGGCCAAGTTGCCACCTGTGATTGTGGCAGCTGATGTAATTGTTGATGTGGCAGATATCAATCCACCTGTTAGAATATTGCCACCAGTTATGTTGGCTGCTGATGTAATTGTTGATGTGGCTGAGATCAATCCACCAGTTAGGATATTGCCACCTGTAATGTTGGCAGTTGCAGAGATTAATCCACTTGTTAAGACATTACCACCTGTAATGTTGCCTGTGGCACTTGCAGTACCACCTGTGGCTAAGTTGCCACCAGTGATGTCGCCAGTTGCTGAAATCAATCCACCAGTTAGGACATTGCCGCCGGTAATGTTACCAGTTGCACTAATCAATCCACCTGTTAGGACATTGCCACCTGTAACGTTGCCTACTGCTGTTACCACGCTGTTACTGCGTATATTTTGTGCCAGCACCCAGGTGTTTGCATTTCCAATTTGAGTAATATTAGCACTTGAAAGTATTCCGTTGCCGTCAAGTATACCAGTTGTGAACAGGCCAAATACGCCCGGAGCAGCGGTACTTTCACCAATTTTAACAGTTACGCTATTAGCTATGTTTGCACCCACTTGAGTCAATACAATGCTGTCTGATTCAGCGTTACCAGCAACAAATGTTATTGTGCTATTTGCAGCGGCATTACGCACACCTGCTGCAACAATGTTACCAGTTGCGCTGACCAGGCCACCGGTTAAGATATTGCCGCCAGTAACATTGCCGCTTGCACTAAATTCACCTGTGACATATTCACCTGTGGTTGCAAATACTGCCACGTTTGCTGTGCCGCCAATTCCAATGGCAACGTTGCCACCTGCGCTTACAACACGAACGTTTGAGTTTCCATTTTGTATTGATGTAGCATCAATACCAGTCAGTTGACTGCCATTACCAAAGAAATAATTGCCAGTGATGTTGCCAGTTGCTGACACTTGGCCAGCAGTCAGAATGTTGCCGCCTGTAATATTGGCAGCTGATGTAATGGTTGATGTGGCAGATATCAATCCACCTGTTAGGACATTGCCACCAGTGATGTTAGCTGTGGCACTGAGTGTGGTACTTGAAATTACGTTTGCACCAGAGATGTTGCCGCTTGCCCCACTTGTGCTAATGTTGCCAAATATACCATTGCCAGTGGCTGACACTAAACCACCAGTTAAGATGTTGCCACCTGTAATGTTGCCTGTGGCACTTGCTGTACCACCTGTGGCCAAGTTGCCACCAGTAATTGTGGCCACAGCAGAAATCAATCCGCCTGTCAATAAGTTTGCACCAGTAATATTGGCAGCTGATGTAACGGTTGATGTGGCAGATATCAATCCGCCTGTAATTAAATTGCCGCCAGTCACGTTGCCAGAAGCTGTTACTACTGAACCAATCAAACTTGAACCAGTTATGGTACCAGTTGAGCTAATCAATCCGCCGGTTAATAAGTTGCCGCCTTCAATATTGCCTGTGGTACTCAAACTGGTGCCAGTAGCCGCACCAATATTTGGTGTGGTTAAGTTTGCACTGGCCTTGACAACAATGTTGCCGTTGAGATCAAATGCAGTGCTTACATTGTCAACTTTGGCGTTGAACACTGTGCCAATGAGACTCAAACCAGCTGAGGTGTTGGCTGTGTAAACTTGGCTGGCAGCAAACTGGGTAAACTCTATATTGGTTGTACCAAATATAATTGTCCCAGTTGGGGCAGTTACAACATAACTTTCGCCTGCACCTGTATCACCAGATTGCACAAAGAAATAATCGCCTATGTCCAATTGTGAAGTTGACTTTGGTCCATATGTATTGGTATCGGTGGAACGAGTCAACTCCCATCTGGCTGTAGCATTACCAACCGCAGTAACAGTATAAACACCGTTTTCAAATGCACTAGTCTGTTGGTAAACCAACACACGTTGACTACTGGTTAGAGTCACACCGTCAATTTGAATAGCTGCATTTGCAGCAGCGTTGGTCAGTGTGGCACCTACACCTGAGTTAGCTCGTGAACCAATGGTCAATCCAGTACCGTTGGTCAACGTGGTTATTTCCGTGCCATCATGACTGAGACTCAGTGTGATCTGATTGCTACCATTGGTACTGTAAACAAAATAAGCTGTACCGGCAGTAATACCATTGGTTGTACTGCTAAAAACAATTACATCATTTACCAACAGTGCTGGACTAGATCCAAATGTCAGTGTTTTGTTTCCTGAAATTGTAGTGACTGTTTGAGTGGTACCACCATCTGCATAAGTTGCAACTAAGTTGACGGGACTTTCCACATACACTGGTGTGTGAATAGTCAGGCCAGCACTTACAGAATCATCCACATACTGTTTGGTTGCAGCATCTGTAGACTGGACAGGACTAGCTACAGAATTGATAAAAGTGGTAGCAAGAACAATGTTGCCAGTGCCATTAGGTTGCAGATAGATATTGGCATTGGCAGTAGTTGTGACTGCAATAGCAGAAGAGCCAATGATATTGCCAGTAACTACTGCTGTGGTTGCAATTAAGTTGCCACCTTGAATGTTGCCCGTAGCTGTTACTAATCCGCCAGTAGTTATGTTATTACCAGTTACATTGCCTGTGGCAGATACCAATCCTGCGGTACGCAAATTACCAGCATCAACGTTGCCTGTGGCAGTTATTAGCCCGCCTGTGCTGATGTTACCACCAATTACGTTAGCAGTGGCCACAACGTTGGCGCCTGTTAAAATGTTGCCTGTAGAACTAACTACTCCGCCTGTTAGGACATTACCACCCGACACATTGGCTGCTGAGGTAATGTTACCAGTTGCAGAAATCAATCCGCCAGTTAGAACATTTCCACCTGTTATATTTCCAGTTGCATTTGCTGTGCCACTCACTGACAAGCTGGTGAGTGTGCCAACTGTGGTCAAACTTGAGAACAATACATTTGAACTTAGAGTATTGCCAGTTAAATTGTTTGCGTCAACACTGCTGGCTGTGACACCTGTTAGCTGTGAGCCGTTGCCAATAAAGAACGATCCTGTGTTGGCTGTGATATTGCCTACAGAACTTACCTGTCCGGCAGTTGTTATGTTACCGCCAACTACGTTAGCAGTGGCACTGAGTGTGGTACTAGAAATTACGTTGGCACCAGAAATATTACCACCTGATCCAGTTGTGGAAATATTACCAAATGTACCATTACCAGTTGCCGAAATCAATCCGCCAGTTAGAACATTACCACCGGTGACATTGCCGCTTGCACTCAATTCACCTGTGACATACTCGCCAGTTGTGGCAAATACAGCAACGTTTGACGTACCACCAATTCCAATGGCTACATTGCCGCCTGAACTTACCACACGCACATTACTTGTGCCATTTTGTATTGATGTGGCATCAATGCCAGTAAGTTGGCTACCATTGCCCAGGATGTAATTGCCGGAAATGTTACCAGTTGTTGAAATATTACCTGTACCAACTATACCCACAGTGTTTACATTACCTGTAGAACTCAATGTTGATCCAGTGATTGTTGTGCCGGTAATTGCACCACCTGCTGAAATCAATCCACCTGTTAGAACATTACCACCTGTAATGTTGCCTGTGGCACTTGCTGTGCCACCTGTGGCTAAATTGCCACCAGTAATTGTGGCTGCTGATGTAATGGTTGATGTGGCAGAGATCAATCCACCGGTTAGAACATTGCCACCAGTGATGTTACCTGCGGCACTTGCTGTGCCGCCTGTGGCCAAGTTGCCACCTGTGATTGTAGCCACAGCAGATATCAATCCACCTGTTAGAACATTACCACCTGTGACGTTACCTGTAGCAGATACTGAGTTTCCAGCAGTTATGTCGTTGAATGCGTTTATACTGTTGGCAGAAAAAATGTTTGCTGTTGCAAGGCCAGTAGCATTAGAAGTTAAACTTTGAGAGCCAAGATAAAGAGTAGTTCCTGATAGATACAAATCTTTCCAAAGTTGTCCAGGGCCACCTAAATTATATATTGTATTAGCACTTGGCAACAAATTACCAGTTACGTTACCGGTAATGCTGAAGTTATTTGTTTCAGTTAATCCATTAGTAATTAAATTACCAGCAGTTATGGTTTGAGCTGAGGTAATAGTTGAAGCAGCTGAAATCAATCCAGCAGTTAGAATGTTTCCACCAGTTACGTTAGCAGTTGCAGATATCAATCCACCAGTTAGGATGTTTCCACCAGTGACATTACCGCTTGCACTAACAACCGAACCTATTAAATTGTCACCAATGATATTGCCAGTTGCGCTTAATAACCCAGTGATGTATTCACCAGTTGTTGCAAACACTGCTACATTACCAGTTCCGCCAATTCCAATGGATACATTACCACCTGAGCTGACTACCCGTACATTTGATGTGCCGTTTTGTATGGAAGTGGCATCAATGCCAGTAAGTTGGCTACCATTACCTAAAATGTAGTTTCCGCTAACATTACCAGTTGCAGAGATCAATCCACCTGTTAGAACATTACCACCTGTAATATTGCCTGACGCACTCACAACACCTGTAACATATTCGCCTGTAGAAGCCCACTGTATTACGTTACTAGTTCCACCAATGCCTACTGTGATATTGCCATTGGCCACACCAGCATTGATGTTTGATGTACCATTTGAAATATTAGTAATGTTTAAATTAGCAGTATTGATACCGGTCAAATAATAACCGTTACCAATGAAAAAGTTAGCACTAGTAATATTACCTGTCACACTGGCAGTAGTGCCTACAGTTATAGCACCATTCACAGCAATTGTGTTGGCTGTGATGATATTTGCGGTGGAAAGAATTCTTGTCCAACTGTTTGTAGCAGTGCTGTACTGATACGATACTTGATTAACTACTGTTACTTGTCCATTAGTGGGTGATATTGGAAAGGCCATTCTTTACTCCTGATTAGTACTACTTATGACAGCATAAACAATTTTTTGCTGCGTCATAATGATTTTTGCCATGCCAACCACTCTTCACGAGTCATTGTTTGCGGCACCGTTATTGCTGGTTTTGGTGTTGCGAACACCATTCTTAACTGGCTTTCTAGCCATTCTTCACGTGTCATCTTTTGCGGTGCAGCTACCACTGTTTCGGCACCGGGCAATGTTATTTTTAACTGGCTTTCTAGCCATTCTTCACGTGTCATCGGTGTGTTAGACACCTGTTGCTGTGCTACCCAATGTTGCTGTTCTTTTTCAAAATCCAGCACAGCTCCCTGACGTGCCTGTTCTTCAAACCACTGTTCCACTGACAATTTTTCTGGTTCTTCTGTAGGTTGCTGTTGTTTGTTAAACTCGGCCAACTGCTCCGGAGTCATTGTGGGTGCTGGGTATTTTTCTTTTACAGCACGAATTCTTGCAGACATTTCTGGGGGGAAAACTCCAGCATGATACAGTGCATCCAGCTGTTCTTGAATGGTAGGATACTCTGTAGCACGATTTCTGCGGTACTCGTGCCAATCATGTATCATCTGCAGGCGTTGTTGTTCGGCAGCAATTTGCTCGTTAGTTATGGGTGGATTTTCTGGGTTGATCCAGGTCACTGAATCATCATGCACTGCCACAGATACTTCTGCCCCAGGCACTAGACTTTGTATGGCTTGAATTTTACTGATCATGGTACGGCAATCTCCATGGCAATTATCCACATGTTGGAACTGGTCAATGTGCTGGAAGAATTGGATATTTTCTGTTGCATTTTGTAAGTAACAGGTGAAGTGGTACCTGGACTGTCCAAGTAACTGAATGCCACTGCAGATGATCCACCCACTCCGCCGCCAGCAATGTTAGCACTGTAGTCTTGTATTTGTAACGACGCGGCGGTACGCACCAATTGTGTACTGGCAGTTAGATTTGCCGCAGCCAATGGAGTAAAACTACTAGTTCCGGTAGCAATAATCAATACCTTGCTGTTGGCACTAGACGGCTGAATAACCACGTTGGCCAGTGCAATATCGCTATAACTGGTACCTGTAGTAGCACTACCACCTAGGCTTGTGCTCATTATGGTCTGTACCACAGCACCAGACGGCATGTTGGATGCAGTCAATCTGTTGTTGGTATAGAGATTTTGTGTGTAAGTGTTGCGGAAATACACAGTGTTGGTGCCAATGTCGTATGTGACATTGGCAACTGGTACCAGTGTACCACTAATTGCCACGTTGGCTACCACACCGCCAGCAAATGCAGGGCTTGTAGTATCTACCCAGTATGTGCTGGTTCCGTCATTTATGTATTCATACAGCACATCGCTGGCAGTGTCGTACCATTGATCTGTAACTTTAGGTGCCGGGCTTGTGGGAGGTGCTGTGTTGGCAGTGTAAATTATGCCTGGTGGAACTGGAGTTCCGTTGGCATAGTAATAGTAATCTGACAGTATTGCATTGCCGTACACATTGCCTGATGTAGATACTATACCAACAGTTAATATATTGCCGCCAGTGATGTTACCTGTAGCACTGACTTGACCGCTTGTAGTGATGTTGCCAGTTACACTTTGAGCGCCAGCAACACTTAACAGTTGAGTTGAGTCGTTAAACGTAAAGTTGGCGCTGGCACCAAATCCACCAGACCCATCATTGTATTGAATTTGAGTATTAGAGCCAGCTGGTTGTTGGAAATCCCACGCCACACCATTAGCATGGTACAAGCCATCAGTCAACAAATTGCCAATGGCTGCATTGGCAGTTGTGGTAATATTACTTGTAGAATTGATTACACTAAGCACATTGCCACTTAGACTCAACCCAGCTGCATTTAAGTTATTGCCAGTTATGTTTCCAGTTGCACTAATCAATCCACCAGTAAGTACATTGCCACCAATAACATTACCAGAGACTGATACATTAGATAGTGTACCAACGGATGTTAGACTTGAATATAGTACATTTGAGCTTAAGGTATTGCCAGTCAATGCATTGGCATCTACACTTGATGCTGTAACCCCAGTTAACTGACTGCCGTTACCAATAAAGTAATTGCCAGTTACGTTGCCTGTTACACTTATCAATCCTGTTGCAGTAATATTTCCTGTTACTGATGTATTTGCAAGTATTATTACACTGCCGCTGCCATTGGGATCAAATACCAAATCACCATTGGTGTTTAGCGTTGCAATGGTATTACCGGTGATCTGTATGTTGCCAATGTTGGCACTGGGTAAATTGGTTACACCAAGTTGCCCTACATATCTGTAACCTGTGATAAAAATACTCTTGCCAGCAGTGAGTGTACTGGGAATTGTTTCGCCAATGAAGTTTAATACACCTGCTTGAGTATCAAAGAAAAACTCACCAACTCCGCTGATACCCGGAGCAAAGATTTGTGTGCCAGTTACTGTGGGATCTGCAGCACCAGCGGTATCAACCCAGACTTTGACTGGCCAAGTTGATCCGAATTCTTGAGGTATCCAATATTGTAAATTGGTCAGCCAAGTTGGGTAGATGCCACCAATGGTAGGAACAGTGTTATCTGCTGTACACTCAATTCTGCTGGTGGTAAGATACCCCTGAGTTACATTTGCTACTACTTGGGCTGTGCCCGGAATCTGATCAGCTTGAGTCCAAACAATGTCGCCACGCAATAGTGCCGGACTGGCAATACTTTCGTTTGACGCACTCTTCTGCGTGGCAGTGGCTGTTTTGGCCACGCCTTGTAATTTTTTAAACAGCAGGTCAATATATTGTGCAGTAGAAATTGACATTTAGTTGCTCGCTGTTTCTAGTGTGAGTGCAGTCACACTTTGACCTGATGTAAGAGCTATTCTCACATAAATTTCATTGGTTGCGGTGCTGGAACTGCTGACTGTTCCAAAGGTACATGTTCTACTACTGTTGGTCACAGATGTATTTACGCTTACTATACCGCCCACTGCACATCCGTCACTGCCATTGCCCGGAGAATTCACACCAGGGTATCCTGCACCACCATAGGCCACTGCCATATTGATCCAACCATTGGCACCGGAACTGGAATCTATAACTGATCCAGGTAACGCCACCCACATGCCAGCAATTGTTCCTGTGTACTTGATGTCAAACTTAGACACCGCAGTACGCACAAATTTCATTGTGAAGTACTGTGTTCCTGAGCGTCCTGCACTCAAGTTTGGACCTGCTGGCAAATAGCCACTGGCGTAGTTGGTTTGATCGTGTTTGAGTACGCCACTTGATCCTGACCCAACCACCGTGGCGTCATAAGTTTGTAGAGTGCTAGATTGGCTGTTAAATGCTGCTTCAGAGCCTGTGTAGGCAGGAGTGTTTCCTGTGCCAGGATTTACAATTCGATAAGCATTACCTGATCCTGTGCCAATTGTGGTGTTGATCACCACGTTGCTTTCTTCTATGGCTGTGGCTGTTCCGGATTTCCACAACACAGTGTTGCCCAAAGCAGCGGTCAGTGTCAGTGTACCAGTTGAATAACTGTTGTTTACCGTCATGCTTGGACCAGTTGAGCTGCCACCAAATCCTGTTGTGACACTGGATGTGGTGTTAGCACTGGCGCTTGCAAAAGAATTCAGTACGTTGCTGCCAATGTTTGATCCGCTATAGGTAATTGCTGTAGGTGCCGCAAATGCACCGCCTGATGATCCAGATGCCAATGTGTTAGAAGTAGGATAAGTGTTGCCACTTATGTTGGCCACATTAAACGCAATGGTAAAGTTGTTGTTATTGGTATAGTGAGGAATAGTGCTACTATACAACAAGTTGGCTGACCCCGGAGGTGTCATTGTGGTTGAACTAAAACTTGGTGCAGACGGACTTGAATTGTCATAGTACCACACTGTGGTATTGGTGTTGCCTGTACTGCTATCAGCAATGTACAATTCATTCCAGCCCGCTGGAGCAGATGCCCCACTTACTCTTGAAGAAAACACATACCAGAATCCTGCTGTGATATTGGCGTTGGCTGAATTATAATCAAAGTTGTTGCTAATTACCAAGTTACTGCCATAGGTACCATTGGCCGACGGACTAGCGTTGGTGTTAAGAGTTACATTTCCTACGTTACTACCATTACGAACTGCGGTGATTGTGCCTGAATCGCCAGGGCCAACGTTGGCTATGGTGTTGGTTGCGTAGGTCGCTACTCTTAACACATTGGCTACTGAAGTACCAGCAGCTACTGATCGGTTGGCCCCAGGTGTGTTGTCCACCTGTGTGATGTTGGCCATGCGGTAAGTTGTGATACCAGACAATGAAAGTGTGTTAGCACCTGGAAAGTTAGGCGGAGACGGTGGAACTAATTTTCCTAAAACTTGATTGAGCAATGCTAATCCATTCGTTACTGTTGTTGCGGTAGTCAATGTCACGGCGTTGCTTACCAATGCACCAGCTGTGTTAGTGCCCATGTTGACATTGTTGCCAAGTATGCCAGTCAATTGCAGGCCGTTGCCCAAAATGTAATCACCGGTGATATTACCAGTTGCACTTACTATACCAGCAGTAAGTATATTTCCACCAGTAATGTTAGCAGCAGAAGTAATAGTCGACGTGGCACTAATCAATCCACCGGTAGTTAAATTACCACCAATCACATTGGCAGTAGCACTAACTTCACCAACAGTAGTAATGTTACCACCAATCACATTGGCAGTGGCACTAATGGTTGTTCCGGAGATCACGTTGGCACCAGAAATATTACCACTGATACTTAAATTACCACCAGTGATATTACCTGTAGCACTTATCAATCCACCAGTTAGAACGTTGCCGCTGATTGCATTACCAGTCAAGCTCAAACTGGTACCAGTTGCGGCGCCAATGTTTGGTGTGGTTAGGTTCGCACTGGCCTTGACAATAATGTTGCCACCGGCATCGAATGCTGTGGTATCATTGTCAACTTTGGTATTGAATTGCGTTCCAATTAGACTTATACCAGCATTTGTGTTAGCGGTGTATGTTTGTGAACTACTGAATTGACTGAAAGTAATTCCGCTGGTACCAAACGTGATAGTTCCGGCAGGAGCACTTACAACAAATGCCGCACCTTTGTTTACTGTTCCATTTTGAACAAAGAAGTAATCATTAACGCTTAACTGTTCAGAGCTGTCCGGACCGTATTGATCAGCGTCAGTAGCACGAACAATAACAGTAGCGTTTGCCCATGTGTACACGCCATTGAAGACTGTGTTGCCTTCATTTTGTACTAAAATTCTAGTGCCTGCTGTTTGTACATTAGCAGTGTCAATTAAATTAAACGAACCAGTGGTAGTAAGAGTTGCGCCAACACCATTAGCTAGACCGTTGGGCTGAGCATAGGTAATTGTACCACCTGTGGCAGTGGCCAAGTCAGTAGTAGTGGCTGCCAATACTGGTGAGTGATAAGCAATACCAGTTGACACCATATTGTCAACGTACAATTTGGTTGCAGCATCCGTGTCTTGTAATGGATATGCCAAACTATTAATAATAGTGTTAGCAAGAACAATATTGCCTGCAGGTTGCAGATTCAAATTGCCAGTAGGAGTGGTAATTGTTAACTCGCCACTCACTGGCCTAATTGCACTGGTGTTGACATTGGCAGCAATCACGTTGCCAG